CGCCGAAGTCAATGCAGCTAATCAGCTTACTGTCCGCGTCCGCTGCTTCGTCCAGGTAAATAACGGCATGGGTTGCCGTGATGTCGCCCTCTGAGGTAAACACTATCTTGCTATCCGTCATCGTGGTATCGAAGGTCGTCACCCGGCTGGCGTAGGTGATTGTCTTGCCTGTGATCTCCTGCCCGCCAGCACCTTCGCCCGCACCGCCTTCGTCGGTATAGTCAGCATCGTCGCACTCAAACGCCATCACGTCTTCCCAGTTGTCGTGGTCCTGGTCGAAGCTGAAAGATGTCTCTCCGTCCTTATACATCAGCGCACACTTTACCGTCGTCCCCGCATCAGTCAGGTCGGGGATGCTCCCCTTCATCAGGTTCTCAAAGAACGGGCCATACATTTTATGTGTTACACTCATTTTCTTTTAGCCTCCTTAAATTAAACGATTTCGTCTATCTGGGTCAGTGGTGCTGCTGTAGCAACCGCTGCAACCGTTATCTCTCCTGACCCTGTACCAGACCTCCTGGCCCGCATAAAAACAATACCTTCCACGGGCACCTTCCACAGTCCGGTATTGTCGCCTGTATCTGCCGTTGCTGAACCGTCAGTAACATCAATACCGCCCAAGCTCTCCCAGTTTTCTCCGTCTATACTGCCCTCAAAATGAACATCTGAATTAGTCATTGTCCCTGTCACCTGCACCGCCACGGTAGCAAACCGCCCGCCAAGCTCCATTACCTTGCCATCTGCTGTTTGCGCTGTCTCTGCATCATGCAGCGTTAGCTGTATCGGTTCATACCAAAGAATTGCTCCGCCCATCTTGCCCTGCCTCCTTCTTACAAACTATTTCTAACCCTAATCGGTTTTTGGTAAACATCGTCATACGTAGCCAGCCATTGTTCCAGCTTGCGCTCATAATCCGTCTGCCAGATCGCCACCCTGTCCGGGTCCATTGTTTCTACTCCTATGCGGAGTAACACATAGGAAACAATCACGTCACCAGCACCCGGCAAGCCTACCTCTTCGTCCAAGCCCCCCGGCACCTCTCCCAGCTTAGCAGGTTTCGGAGTATAGATAATACTAAGCGTTTTCTCCATATCCGGCACCGGGTTTAGTATCAGCTTGTCGCCGGACACGATATAGCGCACCGGAATGCCTGTAACACTGCCAGAAGGAGGCACCCTGCCCACCCATGGAAATAGTTCTCTCATGCGTTGCTCGTCGCCCCAGTAAACCTCCTGCAACCGCAACATATCGCCGGGAAGGTCCGCCTCGCTATCGCCTGCCGGTATAACCTCGTCCTGCTGCTCAAACCTGCTGGAACGCATGGCTATCTCTTCCTGCGCCACATTTACCATATCTATAAGGTCATTCTCGCCGTATCTGTCAGGCGGCAGGTCGTGGGCAAGCCGCATCACCCTGGCAAGTATTTCTTTCAATGTCATTTATTCACACCACCCCATAAAAGAAATGACCCGGGGAACCCCGGGCCTTCTTTTTTACTCTTCCACGATATACGTTGCCACAATATGAACATGGTCAACGGTCGTTACACCGTCTGATTCAATGCGGATGGGCTCGCCTGCATCATTAGGCGCAAGCGAAGCCCCGGCATTAAGCAGAGTAGTGTCACCGTCAAACATAGTGGCATAATCATTATCGCCCAAATCCTCGTGCGCAAAGACAGCCAGCTTGACATCGGAGCCAGTTTGCTTGCTCTCAATGTCAATGTTCTCTGTTCCTGGTACCCCGCCTTCAGTAGCCAGTGCAAGGTCTATTAGGCGAATCTTCTTGCCATCAATGCCCGGGATTATTTCTGCCCCGGCATTAACCTCGACACGGGTAAACCTTTTACGGATATTTTGGACAATATTTAATTTGTAGTTTTCCTCTTTTGTGCCTACATGGAAACCATCTTTAGCACAAATATAAGTTTGATGATGTACTCCTGGCATTTGTCATTACCTCCTTAAAATTGATAGCAGGGGGCAGCCTGGAGGTAAGACCACCCTCTTTAAGGGCACCCCCTGCTATGGGTTACTTATGTGTTGCTAATGCTAGCTGGGCTGGATGCACCCGTAAATAAATGTGGGGTCGTCCCAGCCGAAGCTAAAGCGGTTAATAACTTTGTACTTAGCCGCTTCCGTATCGAAGTCCTTATCCTGCTCCAACTGCGCCTTCCGCCGGTCGAACCATGTTAGATAAGTCTTCATCCGCTCACGGTCCACCATGAACCACGTATTGGCGTCGGTCAGGAAGTCATACTCGATAACGTCCACAGACCCTTTCCAGATGTTCACGTCGTTGTCGCTGGTTGAAGGCTCCTTCTCGCTGTCGGCAACCACCAGGGCAGCTTTACGCAGGTTAGGCGGCACAATCAAGGTATCAGGATTAATCGCCAAGAGATTGCCCTTGTCGTCCTTCCACCTCTTCATTTCGTTACGCACCTTCTCCACGTTGCCGGCGTTCAGGGCCAGGTTGTTGTCTGCGTTCTCCCATGTGCTGCTGTTGCTGGGGCTATACGGATGGTCGGTAGCACAAAGCGGTTTTTCGTCCGGTCCGGTATAGCTGCTGTTGAAGGCGTTATTGAACACACTGGCGGCATAATACTGCCTGGTGTAATACACAGATTGAGTAAGGGTCTTGACCCGCTTCTTGATTTCCGAATAAAGGTCATCATCCAGAAGCTCCCGCTCAATCCGAATACCCTTGGAGTACTTCTTATGGGTATATTCCATCTTGAAGCCACGATAAATGGTCTCATAAGCGACCTGCCCGCCGCTGTTACCCCATTCATCCATCAGGCCCAACGAACCTACGCCCAGCGTAAACTCCTGCGCCTTCTTCGACGTTTCCATGTTGTAAAGCACCGGCAGGAAATCCCGCATCTTCTTCTGGTGCTTATCGAAAATCTTCCGCAGTATCGGAAGTAAAAGATCCGGCCAGTTCTCTCTTACGTGCATTTACTTTCACCTCTCTTCAAGTTTCAAATATTTGTTATCCCTTCACGTTATCCAGCACTACGTCCATCATCAGATTAGGCGCGTCAATGCCCACTACGGTCAAAGGCCCGTTGTTAGGCGCCTTGTCACAATTCAGCTTCAGGCCGTCGGAATCGGCAAAAACTCCGTCCTTGCCGATGTAGATAGCCCCGCTGGCGCCGTCTTCGCCTAGCACAACAGCTTTGGAATCCGTAGTGATATCCTCGGGAAACGGCTCGTAAACGTCCACAAAATTGTCGGCTGAGTTGCTGATAGTCCTTACAGCACCCTTACTGGGACCCTCGTAAACGTAAATAACAGAGCCTTCCATGTCGTCGTTGAACTCGCCGGTTGCCTCAAACCGGGTAGCGCTGCCCCCGGTTGCGGTTACATCGAGATGGTCGGCAACGCTCACCCTGAACACATCCAGGGGATTGTCGTAAACCATGCCGTAAGTTACTTCATCACTGGGGTTGTCCGCCTGCTTGACCTTTTCAGCCATGACACCCACAACCTTGCTCGTTGTGTTATCGTCGGCCCGTGCCAAAAGCCCGTCGGTCATTACAACCACCGCACCTTTAGGAAATGCCGTATTGCCTGTTAGTTCATAAGGCACCGGGTTGGACGGGAAGCCTGCCATGTTATAAACCCGCTCGAAGCCTACAGTAGTTCTGGGAGCTTCATAAGACATCCATTTTCACCTCACAATTAAAATAAGCAGGGGTTGTCCCTGCTCTGGTTATTTTTTGTACTTCGCATACTCTTTTGCCGTCATGCCAAACGCCTTGGCAATCCGGCGTTCCTCCGGCGACAGTGCGGAATCCTTGCCTTTACCGCTCTGGCTGGCGCCAATAGGTGCCGTCTTGCCCCGTTTGCTGATATTGGCCATTGTCTGCTGCTCGATAGAGTTCCTTACCGTCTCGGACAGCTCGCCGGACGCATACTTTTTACCCAAAACGTGCCATAAAGCAACGTCAAAGGAGGCAATGTTGCCGTTGCCCGCTGCCTGGTCTATCTCGGCTTCATACTTCTTGATCACCGAAGCCATCTTCGGGTTGGCAATCTGCGCCTGCTTCGCCTGCTCATAGGACCTTGCCCGCTCTGCGCTCTGTGCGTGCTGTTCGTACTGGTCCATACGCTGCTTCAGCGTCCGGGCCTCGTAGCGTTCCTTCGCCAGGGTCGCCGCCTCTTCTTCCGTCATGGCATATTCGTCCATCAGGCGGTCTTTTTCGTCCTGGATTGTCTGCTCGTCCAACTTAGAAATGATATCGGGCAACCTCATGCCCATCTTTTCTTCTAGCTGCTGGACGTGCTCCAGGTGCTCTGTCGCCTCTCCGCGTGACCTGCGGTCCCTTGCGAGCCTTTCCTGCACGATCTGGTCAATGTACTGCTGCTGCTCCGGCGTAAACTCTATCTTGGCCTGCTGTTGCTCTCCCTGCTGGCCCTCCGGCTGCTCAGGGGCTCCTTCCGCCCCCTCTTCTGCTTCTTCGTCGTCTTCTGCCAGTGCCTCAAACTCGTCAAGCTCTTCCTCGTCTTCTGCCTCGTCGTCTTCAATTTCTTCTGTTTCGTCCTCTACAGCAGGGTCGTCATCCTCAACCCCGTCATCAGCAAACATCTGCAAGTCCATCAATCTCCACTTTTCAGCCATCGTCAATACCCCCGTTTTAGGGCCGTCGCCCGTAGTTTCCGGGATAGTGCAAAGTAAAAAGCCGCCCTCCCGTAAGGCAGCTTTCCGCCAGCGGTTTATAGCCTGCTGTCGGGCTTCATGCTCTTATACCAGGTTGGCGCTACGCATCTCTTCGATAACGCGGCGCTGGTTCTCCGGCGAAAGCGAATCAAAATACTGCCGCATTGCCGGGTTCTCGTTTAAGATGTTCTCAATCTGTGCGTGTACCATCACTTCCTTTTCTCGTGCTCTTTCCTGCGCACTGTAAAGAGTCTCATGCGCCTTGGCCTCGTCCAGGGCAGCCTTGGCTTCCGTGCCGGTTATCTTGGCCTGTATCTCCGCCCGCGCCTTTTCCGCCTGGGCCTGCTTCAGCTCAACATCAGCCTGATGTTCCTCCATCTCCATCTGCATCTTGAGATTGTTCATTTCGCCTTCCTGCTCGGCCCTCTCCATGCTCTGCTGCTCGGCTTTCTCCTGCATATCTTCAAACGGCGGGAATTTGCCGTTCTTCAACACGTAGTAGAATGTTTCTGTATCTATAACCTCATTGGCCAGAAGCTCTTTGGCCATCTCCAGGTAGAACATCCTGTCCGTCGGCATTTCTGTTGACACCTGGCATACCGTATCGAACTCTGCTGAATATATCTCGTAGTCCTCGCCCTCCACCATTTCCATAGTCGGGTAGAACTGCTCCACAGGGATCGATTCACCCGTTGCGAAGATATACGCCTTCTGGATCATATCCGCCCGGAACAAGCCATACAGCGGGCCTTTGTTCTTCTGCACGTCCGGTTCCCATTCCGGTCCCGGTGGCTGTTCGCCCTTCCGTGCCGGGATAACCTCGCCCGTCTGCCGGTTTACAAAAACGGGATCGTCCTTGCCGATTTCATCCCCGATAATCCGGTAAGCCCTGCGCTCCGTATAGAACTGGCTTATCAGGTGGTTTACGTAGTTGCCGCAATCCTCATAAGAAGTAGTAAGCGATTGCTCTTTGCTCCTTAGCCTCACCTGGGAGCGTTCCGCCAGAAGGTCTAAAGCCCTGAAAGCGGTAACACTGCCCGGCGTCCTGCCCTGGCTGATGTCAAACCGCCCTACAATGGCCTCAACAACCTTCTGCAGCCGCTCCGTCTCATTCAACAAGCTGCCCGGCGCGTTCTGGCCATGTACCCGGTTAACCGCCTCGGGATTGCGTATCGGGAAATACATGCCCGCAAGCGTCCCGTACTTCTCGAAATACTTCTTCTGCTGTGGCGTAAAAGCATCGTCTTTATAGAACGTCTGCCCCAGGCTGTGGTGCATGTGCGCCTCCAGGATAAGCTCACTGGTCCTGTTCCGCATAATCTGTGGTGACTTAATGAAGTGCCCCTCACCAAAACCCCAGATGCTGTTTTCCCTGGGGTAGCAGTTCTGCACATGGAAGGGGAACTTGCAATCCTCGCCAGGGTCAAAGTAAACGTAGTTGGAGTGCGCCAGGTATTCCGGCCTGCCGTCACCAGCCCACCAGACTACATGTAGCCCCGGCCCAAGGTTTTCTTCGCCCTCGTCCATGAACAGCGGCTCGCCTTTATACCAGGTCTCCACCAGCAAGACCATTTCCTCGCCCTGCTCGGCCAGCACCTCACCCTCGGCCTCATCACCAATCAGCATATCCGCCGAAATTATATCCGCTTCAACGTCAAGGCCCCAGCGCTCTTTAACGTCCTCCTGGGTCGTGTAGTATGCTTTGTGAACCCTTCTGCCGTCTTCCAGGCTGTCCATACACCTGCCGTCCGGGAAAAGTGCCTGCGGGTGCAGTGCCTGCCAGCGGATTTCCCCTATCCAGCGGTTAGGCCCCCTGCCACCGCGCCAGTGCGGGTCCCAGTAGGTATGCCAGATACCTGTGCCGTAGAGGAAAAACCACCTAAGCCACCTGGCCTTCTCGTTCTCCACGCGGTTCTTATACATGATAAAGCTCTTCAGGTCAGTCATTACCCCGGCGATCTCGTCATCATTTTGCTCCACCGGATAGTCAATCAGGTCCATTTCCGACGAAAACTCGGCCACAAGCCCTTCTATCATGGCGAAGGCAATATTCTCCACCGTATTGGGCCGCATCGACTTCTGCTCCTGGCTGCGAATCGGCCTGCCGTCAGGCCCCGTAAGGTCCCAATGGTCGCCTTTGTAAAGCCTGTATAGGTCCTCGAACTCTTCCGTTATGTTCTTTTTGCTGCTGCGGTCGCTGTCAAACCAGTCATATACCTTCCGCAGCGATTCATTGAGCATTTGTGTATCCATCTGCGCTTCTACCGTTGTTTCCATGAAACCGGCCTCCTTGGAAAGGCTGTAATAAACAAAAAAAGGGGAAGCACAAGCAACCACAAAGCAGGTACGTCCTGCCCTCTGGTTGCTCGGCCTCCCCCGTTCTCGGTTTGGAGTTTTAAGTATTCGGTTTTAGTTAATCCAGCTTTACGTCCTTCTGCGCCACCCGAATAAACACGGGCAGCCCCTTTCTTACCGTTACCGTAGCCTCACCGTACTTGAGTTCGTGCCTGAAATACTCAAGCAGGTTTTGTTCCTCGTCCGCAAGCTCATCCGGCGTAAATGCGTCGCTGTACTTAGCTTTTCTCTCGCTCATGGCTGGCCTCCTTCCACTCCCTAAGCCGCGCCTTCTGCTCGTCCGATAACTCCTGCAGCTGCTCCGGTGTGATGTGCTGTTTCATGGGTTCTCCCCTTTCCGCCTGTTGATAGCCGACGCCATCCTTTTAAAATACCTGATCTGTCCGTACACCGTGCTGGGGCTTAAACCGCCAGCAGCATCAGCAATCTGCTTGCAGGTCATTCCTTCCAGCTTTTCTTCGCCCTGCTCGATCATCCAATCCAACAACTGCCTTCTTTTCGTGCCGGGATTAGAATGTGACTCTTCGTTCTTTACTGCCTGATACCGCTCTTGAAGTTCAACAAGCCTGGTCTTGAGTGCTTTTATTTCCTGCTCTAACGCTTCCCTCTCTTCCCGGCGACTGTCATGGACACGAATATGCAACTCCATAACTTTCAGGTATCCTTGCTCATTCACTTGGGTTCTCCCCTTTCCGTTAAAACTCCCTTTTCTTCTCCTGCTCCCTACCCCTTGGATGGGTTTGTCCCAATCTTATGATCCCCGCACCAATCTGTCTCAGAAAAGACTACAGGATAACCCTGCATTGTTGGCGCATGACGGCGACACCGGCCCTTGTCCTCGTCTTTCGGGGCATAATAGGCGCATGTCGCACAACAAAAACCTGTCTTTCTGTCCCACTTATCAACCACTTTTCATCCCTCCTTTTTCTTCTCCTGCTCCCTCCCGGCCAGCCGCTCCCTGTATGCCTCAAGCTCTACCGGACCCAGCTTCTCCAGCGCCCTGCTCTCCGGCTCCGGCCACCTGGAAGGCGTCCTGTCAACCTTCGCCCCCTTAAGCTTGCGGTCTATGGCCCTTAGCATTCCCCTTAGCATCAGAACCGCCTCCCGCCTCGGAAGTATAAGTCCTGCACCCGCTCGTCTACCATAACCTCACACTCCGCACAAAGCCTCTCGCCCTGCCTGGGGCTTGCACCGCATACATGGCACCTGCTCTTCTGCTCCCGGCCTCTTTCACCCCCTCTGCCTTCCCTGGTCACATCGTCCGCCCTCCTTCCTTCAGCGGATAAAGTCTATTTCCTCTACCTCAACCCTGCCGTCCTTCAGCCTTCCCATAACCCGCAAGCCTACCGTAGCACCATCCGCCAGATACTGCGTCTCCTCCGGCAGGTGTTCCGGCTCCAACACAAGCGCAGAGAATTGGCCGAAAAGGGGCTTCAATACCTCTCGAAGGGTGTTGCCCTCACCCTGGCCCGAACTCTGCTCTGTGGGCTTCTCAGTGGCCTCTGCGCCCTCTTCCCTCTTCTTGTGGCGCTTGGCGCAACTCTTCGCCAGCCCGCCATTCGGATATTCCTTGCCGCATACTTCGCAATGCGCTACTGCCATATCTCACCCTCCTATCTTATCCAAAAAACCCCCTGGTCTGCTTCTTCTCCTGCTCCTTCTCATCCTCCGGGTCCAGCGGGAAGAAGTCATCCTCGGCCTCACCGTCGTCCATGAACGCCCCCGCTGTAACCCTGTGTATGCTGCGGTAGCCGCCATAACGGGCATGGAGCTCTGCCCCAACATAGCCAGCCATCACCGCAACCAATACCATGATCAACATCTCTATCATCGGCGCATCCGCCCCAATCCTCTCATCATCTGCTCCTGCTGCTCCGGCGGTACCTGCGGCGGCCCTGCTCCTGGCGCTCCCCCAGGTGCCCCGCCCGGTGCTGCCCCCGGCCTCGGTCCTGCTCCGCCCTGCTGCTGTTGCGCCCTGGCGCCCTCAATGAAGTCCTCTATCAGGTCCATCACTGCGGGCACCGTCACCCCTGGCGGTAAAGGCCCGAAAATACTGGTAAGCAACTGCTCCATCTGCTGCATCATCTGTTCCCCGCCCTGGCCTTCCTGTCCTCCAGGTGCCCCAGGCTGCCCGGGCTGTCCAGGCCTAGCCCCTGGCCCTGCTGGTGCTGGGCCCGCTCCCGGCCCTGGTGCCCCTCCCGGCTGTCTCTGCAATCTTTCTGGCATTTCCGGCATAATGTAGCCCTCCTAAAAGTCAAAGAATGTCTTGCCTTCGTCTTCCATGTCTTCAAATTCGTCCCGCAGCATCTGCTCCCGGGTCATTTCCCGGTCAAAATGAAACTCCTTTATGCCCGTCCCCGGTTGTAATGCTGCAGGGATAATCGGCGTCAAGTCCGCTGGCTTGGGTCTGCTCATAAGCGCATACCGCAAACTTTCTGGTGCGTGGTCCTCACAATTCCCGTCAACGTCCTCTACATTTCTTTCATCATGCACAAGCTCCGGCAGCGTCCGAAGCAAGTTATCGCAGGTGGTGAAGCACTGCCAGGCCGGTTTTTCGTCCGGCATCAGGGATAAATATTCCCTAACCCTGGTCCAACCAATCACCCTGCGGTTGTCCGCCATTTCTATCAGTATGCCCCTGGAAGAAAACTCGTCCGCTATGCTCTCCCCCGCTTCGGCATCGCTGGCAAGCCCCCGCTCCTGCCACATGTCCGGGCTGGCTTTGAGGTAGGCTATCCGGCCATCGTCCCGGGAAATCTCCAGGAAGCGCTCCGCTACCTCTGCAGGCCGCATCTGGGTAACATACATCTCCCTATAGGTATATACCCGGTAACTGCTCGGCTCCACCGCGTGCCAGTGAACCGCGCAAGGTGCAGCATAACCCCAGTCCATAGAAGCGAATCTCGTCCAGTCGTCAGGTATCGGGAAGGGGTCTACGCTGTGCAGGTCTCTCCTGAACGCCTTGAAATACTGCCCCGCAAATACATCCCAATCCCCGTCCAGGAGCGCCCTGCGTATCTCTTCCGGCTGACTTTCCAGCGTAGCCCTGTAGCCTGGGTCTCGCTGCTCCAGGATCTGGTTGTCCTGCAGGCGGGAAGGGATGAACAGGTGCGTTTCCACCCGCCCCGGCTCTACCTCTACATCCACCGGCTGCCCTGGAACACCTACGTCTATGAACTCCTGCTTGTGCCAGCCGTGCCCGATGTTGCCCGGGTTTGACGCCAGCGCCATAAAAGGTGTTATCCCCTTAACTGTGGCCCTGTTCCTGGTAAGCAGATACCGCACCTGGAACCGGCTGAAGTGTGTGCTCTCGTCTATCAGCACCACATCGAACTGCTGCGACTGGTAGCTGTATATGTCCGTCTCGTTCTTGCTGTGGCAAAACTGCAATATGCTGCCGTTAGCGAACTTCCACCGGCGCAGGCTGCCGTTATACTTGGCCAGGCCCGTGAGTAAATCATGGCTGCGCATGATAGCACCACCAGGCCCCTCCAGTTGGGGATATTCCCGCCGGAAGTAGCCGATATTTGCCCCTGGGAAGCTAACCGCTGCTATGATACCGGCCACCAGGAGGGCATCGCTCTTGCCCCCTCCTGCTGATCCTCCAAACAGTATCACCCTGGCCTGGGGTTTCTTCGGCTTGCCACCCTCAAAGGGATGTGACAGGCCGCATGATCTAAGGAAGTCTATCTGCTTGGGCTGCTTCTTCCAGGTTATCTGCTGTGGCTTCTGTGGTTGTGGTTGTTTTGCTGCTGTGGGCATGGTATCACCTGCTCCATCTCTCCCGGGCATCTATCACCTTTTGTCCTTCCTCGATAGCTTCCCGGGTTTCCTGCCGGACTTCTTCAGTCGGTAGCTCTGTGGCTCCGGCACTATGGAAGGAATCAAATACCAGGTCCTCTGGCAGCGACTCGCTTGCCTCGAAAGAGTGCTGCACTACATAGACATTAGAAAAATATTCTTCCCGGTTACCGCTGTAACGCTTCTGCTTAACTATTATTTCCTTAGCCTCCAGGCTTTTAACTGCCCTCATTGCTGTGCTTCTTGATATACTACATTTGGCTGCAATATCGTTATAACTTGGGAAAGCTGTGCCCCCCTGGTTGCCGCACTTGCATAAATAAGTATAAACAGCTAACTCGCTTACTTTTAACCCTAACCTGAAGACCGCATTAGGCACCTGGAAGAATGGAACATCCATCCTTACCCCGCTTCTGCTCAATTTCAACACCGTCCCTTGTGTTGTATTGTCCTAAAAAGTGAATAGCGGGAAGGCGGTAGGACTTGCCGCTTTTCGGGTGCTACCCTATCCCGCATTTTATACAAACGCTTGCTTGGTGCTTGTAGTGCGCCATCGCACACCGAACATTTGTAGGGTGGTGTCATGATGACACTACCTGGTGTCAAATACATACCACTAACAAGAAAAACCGTTCTGGCCACTTTCAGCCCAGTTCGGCTACTCCTCCGGCTCCACGAACTCAATCATCACTGGCCCGCCCCCGGGCCCGCTAACCTCATGCTTTTCCGTAAACATTCCCAGGTGCTTGGCCAGCAGCTCCAGCGCTTTGAGCTTGTCCTTCACTGAGATTTCCTCTTCCTCGAAGCCCAACCGGGCAAACTCTTTAGCTACCCGCTCGGGAGTGATGTCTGTGTTCTTCCTCAGTGCTTCCTGCCGTTTGGCGATCGCTTCTTGAATTACAGGTTTTGTCAAGGTCTCGGCGGCCTGTCTGTTGGCTGTCTTAGGGCTATACCCAGCCCGCCTGGCAGCGGCGGATGCGTTCAGATCCACCAGGTATTCTTCTACGAATTTTTGTTGTTTGGGGGTTAGTTTTTTATCCATTTTCACCGCCTCCTGATATTTTCCTACCCTTACCCCTACCCTGCCCAAAACTCTCCAGCATGGACGCCCAGCTAGCTGAGAGCTAGCATATTGGGGTAATGGTTACTTGGAAAGCCTGTCCCTTCATGGTAACCAGGCGGATTACCTCGGCCAGGTCAGTTTCTGGGATATCCAGCTTGATCCTGGCCCCGTCTCCGCCTACTGATATAGCGCTCTGGATCTCTGGCAGTGACGCGGAAAACGTGATCTGCTCCATGATATAGCACTCCTTGCGGTATAATATTAAAGGCCGCCCTGCTGAGGGCAGCCTGTGTGTGCTTGGGAGCGCGCCCTGGCTGAACGCGCCCCCGTGTATGGAAAGGAGGTTAAGGGAAACTGTGTTACTGTGCTGTGGGCAAACGCCCACTATATACATTATACATCATAACCCCCCCGTTTATTATTACATTATTACGAACTTTTTTGCATTCTACTGCGCACCCTGCCAAGAAAGCGCATAAAAGGGAGCGATTCACCGTAATAGTGAGCTAACGCCTTCCCTGCGTGCTGTGTGCTTGTATTTGGGGAGACGGCTTCCTTGTAATGCGTCTGGTAGCATGGTAGTATGGTAGTAGCAGCAAGGGAGAGGGATAACAATCAACACCCGCGGGGGGCCGGGCAAGCCCCCACAAAAACAAAAGGGAGGTTAAGAAAATGAAATGGACAGTCAGGAGAGACCACGAAGGAGACGGCAAGCTGAAAATATACCCTGTTACAAGTAAAGAAAAGAGCAGGGACGACTTTTGCGAATCTTGGGTCGTTGACGACCTTGAGACCGCGAAGGAACAAATGCAACACGCGATAGACTGTGGGGCACATGATGAGGAGTAAGCACCACCAACCACAAAAACAAGGAGGGGAACGAAAATGACTAAGCAGCAAGACAAGATAATCGGTCGAATAAGGCAGGAATTAGATGCCAAGATTAAAATGAATAAAGAAAAATACGGTGCAGAAATAGAGATAAAGATATTTGAAATTGAGGAGCTGGGAATAAATGAAATTAAAATAGTCCGCTTTGAAGCAAATAGAGCTGGTGGCAACATTTTTACAGAAGTATCAGGCCAGCTGTTCATCGGGAAACGAGGTGGACTAAGAGGCAGAGTCAGGACTTTTGGATGCGATGCGAAGATTCAAGGTGCTGGTGACCTTTTTAAGGTTGCGATGTGGGTCTAACTAAACAACCCGAAGGCCGGCGGGCAAACCGGCCACAAAAACAAGGGAGGTTAAGGTAAATGTATAGAATACCGCGGTATCGCGTGCAGTTGGTCCGGGAGGGGAGCATACAGGTTGACGACCGCCATTACTCCACCCCGGAAGCGGCGGCGGAGGCGTTCCAGGCATACCTGGGCGACGTGGACCGGGAGCATTTCCTGGTAATGCTCCTGGATACCAAAAACAAAATAATAGGAATAAACACGGTGGCCATCGGCAGCCTGAATGCTACCCTCGTCCACCCTAGAGAGGTTTACAAGCCAGCGGTGTCTGTCAACGCCGCAAGCGTAATCCTGGCGCACAACCATCCAAGCGGAGACACAAGCCCGAGCGAGGATGACATAACGATGACCCGGCGGCTTGTTGAGGCCGGGGGCATCATGGGAATCCCGGTGCTGGATCATGTCGTGCTGGGAGAGAGAGGCCACTACACAAGCATGAGGCAGGAAAGCGATGTTACATTTTAATCCTTCTTCTTATGGCCTGGGGCTATACTCCGGGCCATGAATTGAAGTATTAAACTGGATGAGGAGAAAGGAGGGGGGAGCAATTAGCAAGCCAAGAGCAACGCTGGGGAGAAAGGGATGGCGCAACAGAGACCAGGAAGTCTTGATAGTCTTTCGGGGTAACAAGGCGGCCTACCGTGATTTTTCCCGTGCTATCAAGGAAACCATGTTTAAGAAAGGAGCGAATGTCCTGTGATACCAAGTATAGCGGCCATAAGACGGAAGCAGGCTGAATATGGCGTACATGCCTGTCCCGAGTGTGAGGGGGACATGACGCTGTTTTACAATGGTGACGTGGCCGAGTATGAGGAGCACTGCTCCTGCGGCTACTATGATACCGTGGACCCTGACAGCATTTAATCCTGCCTGATGAATGCCAGTTGGCTACTGGCCGAATCCCTGCCGGGACCTGGACCTGCGGCAGGGAAGCAGGAAGCCCCTGTAAAATCTGAAAGGAGGTGTCTCTCTCAATGACCCTGAAAGAACTAAAGCACCTTAGCAAAGGCGGCCCTAAGAAAAGAGTTAGATGGTTTAATGAGCATTACCAGGTTAACATGCTCAAGCAGCAAATAGCTGCAGAACTGCCTGAAGAACAGCGGAAGCAGTTGGCCGCTGAAGAATGGGAAAGGACCCCTATGCGCAAAGGGATGCACTTTGATAAGCTGTACAATCGGATAAGGGACGAATATGGCATAGACAGGTTTTAGAATCTGGTGTGACTAATACAAAATAAAGGAGTGTTGATGAGCATGACGCTGCAAGAATGGATTAATGCAAAGGTTAATGAGTTGAGTGCTAAGGGTTATCGCAAGGTAGAATACAAAGACAGCATTGAGTGCGGGCTGGCCAGGGATGCTTACCGGTTGGATCTGTTTACTGCCAGGCAGGTACCCCTGGATGCTGAAGTAAAAGAACCTGTTAGAGAAGAGCTGCCTTATTCCCTGGGTGCTGGGTTTGCTCCTGGCGTATATGTATCCATGGAAGTGCTGCCTCCCCGGAAGCGCAAGACAAGAACTGAAGGATATCGACTGCTGCTGGTGGTCTAACCTTACTGTCAGGGCCTGGGATGCTGACCCTCATTCCGGGCCCTGCCGGGAAGGATGTTGCCAATTATGAAAAATGTGTGATATAATGGTAGCATGAAAACAAACATAGGAGGGTGTGACATGGAAAAAATAAAGCAGCTCAGCTTCAGGCTGCCGATGGAAACCTGGCGGCAGTTCAAGCTCCGGCTGTTAAAAGACGACCTGAGCGCCCAGGAGTTTCTCCTGGCAGCGGTTGAGGACTACACTTTCCCCGAACTGGCCCGGGGAGGAAATAGGCCAGGGGAAAAGGAGGAGGAAAAATGACAATGAAAAAGTATCTTTGCGAAAACCCGAGGGGCTTCGCAAATGAATTCTTCGTGTTCAGCGTTACCCCGGACCTGATGGAAGAGGCGAAGAAGATTATCGAATCCTACGAAGGCGACACTGACGGCGAAGCCCGCTTCATCACCAGGAAGGAAGCGGAGAAAATTACAGCAGAAGAACGGAGAAAGGCAAGGGAGCAGGAGCAGGCAGGGTTGAACGTGTCTCAAAACCCGGTTGGAGCAACGGAGATTGAGTCGTTAGAGTATTACTTGCACAGCAGGGCAGGACAAAAGAACTACTAGCAGGGCTAGGGAGTAGGAAGGGGGAGTGAAAACATTGAAGAATACGAGGATCTTTAGGGAAAAACAAAGTTGATAGAGCTTTAGCCGGGGCCTAAGCCCCGGCTTTTCCTTTTCTCCCCTCGCCTTCTCATCACATCTCCCCCGGCTGCATCAACCCCAGCTGGATCGCCACCATCCAAACAAGCTCCCGCCTCTTGCGGAAATAAGTGTCCTGTGATACCGGGAGCATGGCCACTATTTGTTGCCAGGGTTTGTTTTCGATGTAGCGCAGCTGGAATATCTCGTTGTGATCCTCTGTCAGTTGCGATAGGGCTTTGTCGATAGCCCTAACAACCGACTCCATGTGCATTAAGACCGCGCTGGAAGTCAGCTTTATAGCCGCCCCTTCCGTCGGCCTGCCTATCTGCTTGCCG